CGGAGCCAGGGCGAGCCCTGGCACGTCGGGATGCCTGGCGACATCCGGGGTGGGATGGGCGACCCCGATGGCATCGGTGACAACCCGTTCGATGACTTCCTCGACGCTGTGAAGGAGTTCACCGGCAGCCCCGAGGGCATGGCCGGGATGATCGCCAAGATCGTCTCCACGATGACGGGGGCCGTGGGCAAGCTCCTCGGCGCCCGTGACCCCAGCGCTCCCGACTTCGCCCAGAGCCCGCAGGATCTCTTCGATCGGCTCTACGGAGCGTCCAAGAACGTCACGCTCGGCATCCCCACGAGGAGCTCCACCACGGGCGGCGCCTACGAGCCCACCGCTGGCGGTGCTCAGGTCACCAGCACGTCCGACGGTCAGTCAGTCGCCGGTACCCAGTCGGGTTGGGCTCCCGACAACCGGACGTGGCGTGGCACCTCGGCCTCGGGCCGCGGCGACAAGTACAACATGACGGCGTCGCCGGACATCCTCACCGACATCCAGTCGAATGACCCGGCGACTCGTGGCTCGGCGGTCGCCAGGGCACTGCACAACGCTGGCTTCAGCGGTGACAACCTGAAGACGCTGCTGAAGATCGCCTACCGGGAGAGCCGCTGGACGACCAATCAGTGGGTGCTCGGACCGGAGGACACGGGTGGCGGCATCCTCGGCGTCAACCAGATGCCGTGGACCGGCAAGCACCCGCCGCAGCCCTCGCCCTACACGCAGGCCGACGTGCTCGACCCCCAAGCCTCGGCGTACATCGCCATGGACATGTACAAGGGCGTCTCCCCGCTCAACCGGCCGGGTCCGCCCAACTCCTTCTACCCGTGGAAGGACGACAGCGGGAACCCGCTCGGCGGTGTGCCGCAGGAGGCCAACCTCCTGGCCGACCAGGCCCTGAAGAAGGCCGGGCTCGGAGACATCATCGATGAGATGCGAGCCAATGTGTCACTCGCCGGAGGAGGGCGAGCTGGGGCTGGCGCCGGCATCTCGTTCAACAACACCTTCAACCTCTCCGTACCGGGCTATGGGGGTGGCTCAAACGGCGGTATCGACGTTCGCCGCACTGTCAACCTCCTCGCCGACCACCTCGAGGGCGAGATGAAGAAGCGACTGGCGAGGACTGCCTGATGCCCTACCGCTACGGGATCAAGAACACCTACCGGCCGAGCCAGCTCGCCCCCAAGGCGTACGGCTGGTCCGGCAACTTGACCTACGCCGCGGCCGACGTGCCCGCCCAGTGGGTCGAGTCCTCGTTGAGCACTGACACACTGCGCCAACAGTTCGCCTACGAGTGGTTCCAGTCGGGCGACGTGCATGCTGGCTGGACCGGTGCTCAGGGCATGAGCAACCCACCCTTCATCAGCGGGGCTGCAGGACGGCTGCACCCGCTGCTCACCGACACCGTGGGCAAGCCCGCCCGCATCCTGCGCGGCTACATCCGTCGTGCCGACTACGACGTGAAGGACGAGCTGTCCAAGGCCCGGCTCTACTTCATGTACAACCCCGAGACGATCACTCGGGACTATGTCAGCTACCTGGAGCAGAGCGCCCTCGACCCGTTCAACACGGTGTACCAGAGCGGCAACGCCATCGCCCCGCCGTCGATCATGAGCTTCAGCTTCGAGCTCTTCTTCGACCGCCAGGAGGAGTGCGCTCAGTTCATCGATCACCCCGGCGTCTTCGTGGACTACCAGTTCTTCGACATGGTGGTCCGCAACGTCGTGCCGTCGGACCCCAACCAGTCCAACAACACGCTGCCCGACAACGGCGTGATGATGGTCAACCCGCGCGACATCACCGTCGTCTTCAGCCCGCAGATCACGGTGCAGGGTCGCCCGACCAACGCCTCGGTGACCTTCGAGAAGTTCACCCACCGCATGGTGCCGTTCCGCATGCGGATCCAGCTCCAGATCCTCGCCAGCTACTTCGGCCCGGTGAAGGACATGGTCGAGTACCGCAAGGAGGAGCTGCCCGCCGAGCTGGGTGTGCCGATCGATGAGTTCACGCCGTCGCTGTTCGACATCACCTGGGAGGAGGTCGAGAAGGCTGCCGAGGAGGCCACCGGCATCAGCGGTGGTGCCTCCTCTTCGCTGGTGAACTACAGCGGCCAGCTCGGCCAGGCCAACGACGGCAACCACCAGATCCGCCTGCAGGCGCTGGAGTGGGCCTACAGCCATGTCATCCAGGGCGGTCCCGGCAGCAAGAGCCAGATGAACCCCGGCTGGACGAACTACGCCACCGCCGAGACGCCCAACTACGGCGTGGCCCGCCACAACCTGCCCACGTCGGCGGACTGCTCGGGCCTGGTCACCGAGGCGTACAAGGCGATCGGCCATGGCAAGGTGATGGGATGGGAGAGCAACCCCGGCACCGCATCGATGCCCAGCTCGCTCAACAAGAACAACGCTGCCTACATCCCCATCGGTTCGATGAACTGGCAGAAGGATCTCCTGCCCGGCGACATCTTCATCCGCCCCGGCAGCCCAGGGCACACCGCCTTCTTCGTGCGCTACCGGGAGGGTGGCGGTGGCTGCGTGGTCTTCGACGCCGCCTCCTCCACCCTCGGGCCCGAGGTCGGTGAGCGCTCGATCACCGGCACCAGCAAGTTCACCCACGTCATCCGGCCCACGCCTCTCGGTGCGCTGGGCTCGGCGGCGCAGGCCAGCTCGTACAACTCCAGCGTCCCGAGGGCCGTATGACCATCACCCCCGGCTCCCGCTACGAAGAGGCCGACCGTGCCTGGGTGTCGTGTCACATCTACGACGTGTACGAGAACGTGCGCCTCGAGGAGACGACCCCGCCGTCGTTGCGCTTCGAAGTCCGCAACCGCGAGGCCACGTACCGGGTCACCACTCTTCCCCTCCCGCCCCCACCGCCCGCCGAGTACTACGTCAAGCAGAACGAGCACATGCCGCTGCTGGCGTTCAAGTTCATGGAGGACTCCACGCAGTGGTGGCGCATCGCTGAGGTCAACGTGCCGGTCTGGTACCCGCTCGACCTGCCTCCGGGCTCGTACATCCGGGTGCCCTCATGACGATGACCGACCTGATGTCCGGGGGCCAGACGAGTGGCCGGGCGACGCGCGGTCGCACGCCGATCTACCGCATCCTGCTGGCCGGTGACCCGCTCGACGTGACCGTGCAGGACTGCACCATCTCGACGGGCGAGAACATGCACGACACCGTCTCGATGACGGTGACCTCCAACACCCGCACCAACACCGAGGGGCTCCTGGAGCAGCCGATCTCGTTCCTCTACGGCACGGCGCCGCACACCGAGGTCTTCTGCGGCTACATCACCGAGGTGGCCGAGCAGCAGAACGACTCCGGCGTGCTGACCTGGGTGATGGGCATCGTCGGCCCCACCAAGCAGATGCAGTCCGGCGTCCCCCGCTTCTGGGTCAACCGCACGATCCCCTCGGCCGTGGAGACGCTGTCCGCTATCTCATATCTGGGTTTCACGGGCCACGCTCACACCCACCTGTGGCCGGCACTCGCCCAGACCGAGAGCAGCGACTGGCAGATGGCGACGAGCCTGGCGACGCGCCTGGGCTGGTCGGTGTTCAACCGCTACGGCGTGGTGATGCTGCAGGATCCGCTGCAGCTCTTCATCGAGCAGGGCAGCGTGGCGACGCTGATCAGCGAGAACTACACGCTCGCCAAGAGCACCCTCGCTGAGGAGCGATCGCTGCTGGAGTTCGAACCGACCGAGGCCGCCGAGAGCAGCTCAGCGCAGCGCGGTCACAAGGTCGCCTACTTCAACGACGCGACCATCCAGGTGGCGATGCAGAAGGGTGAGCACTCCGACTACCGCTTCCTCACCGACTTCGTCATCCGCAACGCTCAGGAGGCCGAGGTCTACGTCAACAGCAAGGACAGTGACTCGTCCCACTGGGCGCAGTCGGCCAAGGCCCGGATCATGGGCAACGCAGCGCTGTTCCCCGGCATGTGCGTGGAGATCCTCACCACCCAGCGGAACTACTTCCCCGGCAAGTTCAACGGGCGCTGGTTCGTGCGCGGCGTGCAGCACAAGATGGATCGCCAGGACTTCCAGTCGAACCTCATCCTGGCCCGACCCGAGGGCAAGATGCAGGTGTCTCAAGCGGCCTACACCCCGTTCTGGCAGTCGCTGACCCGACCTCGCCCGACGCTCTCGCTGACGCAGACGATGAGCCTGCCCACCCCGATGTCCACCGTCGGCCTCACGCCGCTGCCCCGCATCACGGACGTGCCCGTCACCGATGCCGGTGTCTGGTACTCCTCGTGGAACAACAGCAACGTCAGGAGCGTGGCGTGAGGGCGCTGCTCTACCCCTTCTCGCTGGCGCCGGGCGGCAAGCTGGCCGACACCAGCGACTACGCCCAGATCGTGCGCGGCCAGGTCATCGACGCCCTGATGACCAACCTCGGGGAGCGGGTGTTCAGACCCCGCTATGGCTGTGATATCCAGGCGGCGCTGTTCGACCCCAGCGATGAGCTCGTACGCCGGGACGCAGCCGGGCAGATCAAGCATCGCCTGGAGCAACTGGTCACCCGAGCCATCATCCGCAGCGTGACCGTCACCGCTGCCGACCCTGAGCCCGGCTACGTCACCGTCAAGGTGGTCTACCGACCGGCGCTGTACGCCACCGACGCCGAGATCGCTGTGCCCGTCGCCTCGGAGTACCTCAACCGGCAACGGGCGATCCCGATTGGAGAGATCTGATGCCTGACGCCTTCGCGCAGCTTGAAGACCAGGACATCGACTCGCGCGTCGTCCTCGACTACACCAGCCGCGACTTCACCGCCATCCGCAGCCAGCTCGTGGGCCTGGCCCGCGGCCTCATGCCCGAGTGGGAGACGGCGGGCGAGCCCTCCGACTTCGGCACGCTGCTGATGGAGCTGTTCGCCTACATGGGTGACGTGCTGCACTTCTACATCGACCGCACCGCCAGCGAGGCGTTCCTCGGCTCGGCCATCCGTCAGCAGTCGGTGCTGTACATCGCCAACATGCTCGGCTACACGCCGATCGGTCAGCAGTCGGCCAGCGTGACGCTGGAGTTCTCCATCGACGCCAACGCCACCGAGAAGGTGGTCATCCCGAAGGGCACCCGAGTTCACAACTCCGCTGCCAACGCTGATGACCTCATCGTCTTCGAAACGGACCTCGAGGTGGTGCTCGACCCCACCCTGGCCGAGCCCATCCTGACGGTCACCGGCTACGCCACCGAGGGCATCGTGCAGCACGACCGCCTGCTCGGTGTCTCCGCTGGCTCACCCAACACCGAGCTGGTGATCCCCGACAAGGGTGTCGTGTACGGCTCCATCTCGGTGATCTCCCGTGAGGGTGGGCAGTTGGTGGAGTGGACCTACATCGCCAACCTCTCGCTAGCCCGGCCGACGCAGCCGATGTTCACGACGTTCCGTGACGACCAGGATCTGACCCACCTCATCTTCGGTGACAACGCTGCGGGCCGCGTGCCCCCGGTCAACGCCGAGATGTTCGTGACCTACCGCTACGGCGTGGGGGCCGAGGCCAACCTGCTCGGCCCTGGGGCCATCAACACCGTCGTCAACGCCAGCGGCGACGACTGGTGGGGCGTGCGGGTGACCAACACCAAGAACCCGGTCGGCGGCACCGACCCGGAGTCGATCGACGCCATGCGCCAGTCGATCCCCCGTGCCGCGGCTCGCATCAAGAACCGAGCCATCACGCTGCACGACTACGCCGACATGGCCCTGCAGGTGCCCGGCGTCGCCAAGAGCGTGGCCCACGGCACCGTGTACACGGCGGTGCGGGTGAAGATCGCCCCGACGGCCGGTCAAGGCGACGACGCCTACATCCAGCGCCTCTGTCTGGAGGTCGAGGCGTACATGGAGGACAAGGTGATCATCGGCTCGACGGTCTACGCCGAGCCCGACACGATGGCCGAGCTGTGGCAGGACGTGTACATCCGCATCCTCGTCCACGTCCAGAAGGGCTACAACCGCGGCGCCGTGCGGGCTGCCGTCGATGCCACGGTGCGTCAGGTGTTGGCCTTCGACTCGGTGGACTTCGGCACCCGAGTGACGATGGGCCAGGTCTACCGCGCCGCCCTCGCCGTGCAGGGTGTGGAGTGGGCGGAGGTGGCCTGGCTCTCGACCACCGAGACACCACCGGGGCTCATCCAGTCGAGTGACCTGATCCTCTTCGGTGGGCGCTACGACACCGACACCTCGACCACGATGGCCGACCCCGGTACCGGTCAGTGGCGGCTCAACTCCACCACCGCGCCGACACTGCTTGCTCTGTCCAAGACCACCGACAACGGCATCGATCGCTCCGTCGAACTCCTCGGGCTCAAGCCCGGCGATCAGATCCTGATGCAGGACACGATCAACCCCACGTCGTGGTGGCTCTTCGTCGTCACCGGGACGCCGACCAACAACAGCGGCTGGGTGCAGATCCCTGTCGCCGTCACGCAGCAGGCTGACGTGATCCGGGTGCCTGGCAACAACGACCCGTTCATCTTCGACTTCAAGCGACCCGCCATCCAGGAGGTCTACGACATCGAGACGGACGAGCTGCTGATCCCCCGCATCGCCCCGTCGCCGCCGATCCTCACGGCCAGCGTCTCCAACGCAGCGTTGACGGCCAACTACGCCACGTTGACCACGACGCTGAACCACCACATGCTCGTCGGTGACACCATCGACGTGGCCGGAGTGACGCCGGCGCTCTTCAACGGGCGCTACACGATCACCAACATCACGTCGAACACGCTGACCTACGTCAAGACCAACGCCAACGTGGCGGCGGTGGCTTCGGCGGGCACGGTCACCACGGTCAACCTTCCCGAGAGCGAGACGGACTACCCCGACTTGGACGAGGACGAGCGCACCCACGACGGCCTGTGGGTGATCGCCGACGGCGGCCTCCTTGGAACGTGAACGTCGCCAAGACACTGTGGGCGTCCGTCCAGGGCGACCCGGCGTTCATGCGCCGCGTCAACGGGTGGCTGACCATCTTCTGGTTGCTGATGATCCCGGTGTCACTGGTGACCGGCTGGATCTCCAGCGTCACCTACGTGGCGGCGCTGTCACTGTGGGCGCTGGTGTCCGGGCACTGGAGCGCCTGGCAGGCGGCGAGGGTCGAGGTGCGTCAGGAGGAGGACGCCAACGTGCAAGACGTGCTCGACAAGCTCGACGAGGTGAGCGATGACTGACCGTTCGTGGTGGCCCGAGGGCTACGACCTCCCGGCCTTCCGCGTCAAGCGCCAGACCTATGGGCTCATGGACGGAGGCGACTGGGTTCGAGGGAGCTCCGTCACGACTTTGGCCCATACCGCCCTTCGATATCCCACTACCACACCCGAGGACTACGACCCCGCTGTCGCCAAGGCCATCCTCTACTGCCGCCCCTTCGACTATCACACGACCGAGATCCTGTGGGGCTGGCCGGTGGCCCATCCCAACTGGCAGGAGGTGGCGCTGGTCCGCTCGACGTTCGGCCACCCCTCCACGCCGCAGGACGGGATGACGGTCTTCCGCGCTCAGCGCTCCGACTTCGACACCGACACTGGCATCGCCCCGGCGCCGATCGTGTACGACCAGCCGCTGCCCTCGGGGCACTGGTACTACTACACGCTGTTCTTCCGCACGAACCCCATCGACTGGATCGTGGGGATGAGCGACGGCTGCGTGCTGCCGAAGGACTACCAGCACCGTGAGCACCTGTGGGACTCGGTGCCGCCCTACTACCAGTGGGTCGATGACAACTACCGCATCGGCGCCGGGCACCTGCGCCAGTTCCTCACCGTGTTCGGCTTCGCCCTCGACAACACGCGCGAGTTCGTGGAGGGTCTGCTGGAGCTGCACCAGATCGATGAGACACCGATGGCGCTGCTCAAGGGGCTGGGTGCCAACTACGGGTTGCCCTACGAAAGCGGGATAGGGGACATCCGATATCGGGGTTTGGTCGCCAACGCTCCACGAGCTCAGCACACTCGAGGGACCGCAGTCGGGTTACAGCAGGTGATCGAGGCGGTGTCGAAGTACCAGACCGAGATCACCGGCAGCGAGACGCTGATGCTGTTCCCGGACGACTCGGACTTCTTCCGCTCGACCGGCAACTGGGGCGGTCCGCACCCTGACACCGTCGCCCCCGTGCTCGCACAGGAGCCCACCTTGACCTCGCTCACCTGGGACAAGATCTTCATCGGCCGTGTCAACAAGCCTGCTCAGGTCGGGCGGGGCGTGATGCGGGTGTACACCTCCAAGGCCGACGGCACGGCCAGCCTGCTCATCGCCGTCGGTGACTCCCGGATCCGTGAGGATCCCGACACCGTGCTCAAGCCCGCCGACGACACCGTGCCCGCCGCCACCTCCGAGTACCGCGATGCCATCCCGCTGTCGGCCGGCATCTCCATCACCGCTGGTCGTCCCTACGGCTTCAGCGTGTGGGTGCAGGCGCCGGAGAAGGACTTCACGGTGCAGCCGCTGATGATCTGGGTCGGCCCGTCTGGTGACCCCAAGGAGGTGCTCGACGTGTCGCTCGGGCTCCCGGTCGGCAGCCAAGGCACGGCGTGGAAGCAGTACATCGCCCAGGGCGCCGCACCCGTGGCGACCGACACCCAGGACGAGGCCCGCTACGTGATCCCGGCCATCTACGTCTTCGGCCGCATCGCCCACACCCTCACCAACCGCTCGGCGGCGATCGACATCTGCGGGGCCATGGTCTATGTCCTCGGTGACGAGGACGCTGAAGTCTCGGTGGCGCCTGCCTACTGGTAACAAACCCTCGGTGACCCCGGTGAGAAGCTGGGGCAGCCGAAGTCGGGCTTCGAAGGCTTCGTCATCGGCTCCCCGACGAGGTCAACGTGAGCTACTTCTTCACCGACCACTTCAAGGCGGCGCTCGTCGCCAACCAGGCGATCATGAACGGCGTCAAGGTGCAGATCGTGCTGTTCCGCTTCGCCCCGGCGATGGGGTCACCAGCGCCGTCGTGGACCGCGGCGCGCACGGTGGCCGAGCTGACAGCACAGACCGGCTGGGTCGAGGCCACCAACGTCGGCGGCTACCCGTTGACGCTGCAGCTCGACGTTGGCACCCGCACCCTCGGCGGCTCTCGCTATGTCATCTACTCGGAGTACCCCTTCAGCGGGCTCACCGAGACGGCCGAGGTGCGGGCCATTGGCGTGACCTTCGTCGGCACGATCAACGGTGTCGTCAACCCGCTGATCTTCGCC